TCTGGTGTAATCTTCTTGTACTCTGGGTCTTTCAAAGGTAGAATCACTGCTCCACATAATTCCCAATCTTTACAATATTTGACAACTCGTGCTAAATAACACTCCTTACCTAGTACAGCAGCACCAGTGGATCTTTTGAATAAAACAATCTCATCTTTACCAAATACTAAATGAGATGGAAACACGATATAACGACCAACTCCAATTCCAAATAAAGCTGAGCCTTCACACTCCACACTAAATACCTGGACATTAAGTTCATCTCTAATTCGCTTCAAAATCGCATTTGCATTAGGATCTACTGCACTTTCATACTTTGCATCTTTGAGAAGAGCTTCAGTACCCTCAAATGTACCTGCACTAGCAGTCGGAAATTTAACTTGAACATTCTCTCCTTCATCAAAATCCAGTGTTTTAGTGATATCAATTACATCGACTCCTTCAACGCAAGAAGGTACATAATCTTCTTCGCCAAAAGAATCATCACTAGCAGAGATATCTATACTCTGTGTTAATTGGTCAAACATTTTTGTAGCTTCGTATGTACGTACCGTTCGATTCTCTCGTTTACGTTGTTTTGCTCCTGAATCTTCAACTTCATACCGTCTGACGGTACGGTTTGTGCGTTTCTTTTGCTTTGATCCAGAATCTTCATTTTCATATTTACGAACGCTTCGATTTGTACGTTTTTGTTCTGGTTTTCCTGATCCTTCACCTTCATATTCATCATCTGTGCTATCATCATCACGTTTCTTATAACTTGTCACAGTTTTTGGTCTACGTCCAAGATGTTGATCATATGGGTTACTATATTCATACGAACCTTCAAAACAGATATATTTGGTACAACATCCATGTTGTTCTACCAACAATTTTAACTCCTCAGATAGATATTTCTCTGGTAAATAAATCTCACCAGCTTCAACTCTATCCAAACACAGAGAGAAAGCAGCAGGATCAATTTGTTTATTCTTCAAACACGCAAAGAAAATCAAATTAACCCCCTTGTACACAAAAG